TTTGCTGTGGTATATGTTACATTGGCGGTGTCGAATGTTCCGACATGACCACCGATTTGATTTTTAATGATCGGCATTATTCTTCTCCTGTATTATAAGAAGATCTTTTTTTCTTTGCTCGAATAATACCAGATGTTCTATTAGCAAATTTTCTGCGATTTTCATCTGCTGCATCAAGATCAACATCTCGGTTTATTTGATATTGAGCGATTTGCTTTCCTCTATCTTTTCCGGCAGGTTTCAGATATGATTTAATTCGTTCTTTTGTATCAAGAACTTCATCAATATGTTCGAGATTATCCTTTAATAGATTACGGAATACAACATTAACCGCTTCCTTCATGGTCTTCTTACCACGAAGTTTCTTGAAATCATCAGAATCTAAATGTCCATTATGATTAGCATCTAATTTATTTTGATTACCAATTAGTTTCTTTTCGATAATGGTATATGCACCAGATTCGATCATCTCTTGCATATTTGTATCTGCTTCCATTTCAGTCAAAGGCTCAGATTCGAATGAATCTCCCTCAGCAGTTTCTGCATAGAGATAGAAATTCTCTAAAGATTCTTTTCTATAATTTACAGAACGATGAATCGAAACATTGGTTGCTTTTTCAAAAGGAGTTCTTACATCTTCTGGAGGTTTTGGAGTTGTGTCTGTTATTCTTATGTTAGTAAGTCTTGGATTACCTTTTGCGTCCTTACGACGAACGAAACTGGGATATTCATCGCTTTCATTAACTGCAGTTTTGCGTTCAGCAGTATCTTTTTGAACAGGAGGGGTATCGGCTGGATCTGATGAAGGAGATTTGTCTGCATTACTTGTCATATACTGATAAAATTTTGTAATAATATTCTGACAATTTTCAAGTTGAGTTGATATTGCAGGAGGAACTTTCCTATTTTCATCCATCAATTCAAAAGAATCTGCAGCCTGAAGCGCAATTGCCTCTAGAATATTTTTGATATTAGGTGCATCTTGACGAAAGTCTGTATTGTTAACCGACATCATTCCTAATGAAGGATTATCAGAAGTTGATGACGATGATGCCACTCCGGGATTTTCGTCTTCTTGTAGACCAAATCTTCTGGCAATAACTTTAGCAAAAGGATTATCAGATTCACCAAGACCGGTTCCAGTATCACCAATACCAGTTTCACCAGAAACAAGTTTCATAGGACGATCTGCAATACGAGTCTTGTCTTTCTTAGTTCCGCCACTATAGACATCTTGCTTATTTCCAGACCTATCTGCTTCTCCAGACGTTCCATTGGCGTCAGCTTGACTTCCAGCCCCTTCAATAGAATCTTTTGACCAATAAGCAGTCTTAGACTCTCCTTCTGGTCTAGCTGTCTTAGATAGATAATCGCTGTTGTCCTTATCGACTCTTGCTTTTGTCATTATTCGTCCTCTTCGACTTCTCCTAGACTCAGGCCAATTTCTTGTTTCCTGCCCTCTAGTGCCTGATTAATCTTTTGCCTCATGACATAATCGAATGTTTGTTCAAGACTAGCGACTTCTCCATTAATGGCGGCATCAACTACATCGTGGGTTGTATATTCGTTATCACTCATTTGCATCTCCTATTTATAAATTTTAATTACCTGAAGGGTTTCTTCTAACAGGCATTTGTCTAGTGAATGGTCCAGATGGACCTTGAACAATTTCAGTTTTTCTTTCTTTTGGCACTCTTCTATTGTGAGGAGCAGGTTCTGCATCTTTTCCACCAACATTTCCAGATGATACACCAGAATCCTTTTTAGGTTCAGGACTTGGCGCAGATCCTTTACTTGAAGAATCGCTACCAAAACCACCTTGATCATCATCTTCTGGACCCATCATCATTGGAGTTCCATCTGGATTAAGGCCCCTCTCAGCCATTTCTTTGGATTCTTTTTCCATCTGCTGAGACATTTCTTTAATGTCATTATCTGTCTGGAATAGGACATTTTTCTTAACCCACTCTTGTGAATAGAACATACCAAGAAATGGTTGAATCTGTGCAAGTGCTCCAACACGATTCAGAAGAATTTCTGTGTCTTTTAATTCAGCAAAATAGTTATCTCTTGCATAATCAAAGTGAATTAGATCCTTAATCTCATCCCAATCCGATTGTGCAAAAACCTTTTTAAGAATTAATTGCTTCTCTAAAGCACCAAGTAACAGAGCAGAGAATCTAAGTCTAAGTCTATCAATGAATTTTTGGAACGAAAGTTCATCTCGGCTGATTTCATCTGATTGGCCAAGACTAAATCCGGATTCATCAGGATTCAATCTTGATACAGGAACATTTAAAGCTCTATAAAGTTTCTTTTCAAAATATTCTACGTCTTCTAGCTTACCAAGATTTTGTCCTGATGGAAGTGTAGTAATTTCTGTTCCGTTCTGACCTTCACGACGAGGCAGCCAGTAGTCTTCAAGCATGGTATTTTTGGTATATACCCCTGCATCCAGAAGATATGTGTGATGGCTGTGATAGGTTTCTTCTTGGTCGATTGTCAATGCGGCCACAGTAGTTTTTTCATCTAGAAATTCTACAGAAATAACTTTATGATTGTTCAGGATTTCTGCCTTATATCCTCTAGATCCAAATTGACCCTTGATATTGGTTCTATTCAGATTATTGACACTACAATATTCATTTAGATTTTCAACAATTTCAATATCGCCATTTGGATTGAATATTTTCCAAGTCTTTGATTTACTTACAATTCCTATTCTGGCTTGACTCAATTTTTGCTTCCATTCATCAGATCCTCTTTGAGAAGTTAGATTTCTTCTAATCTGATCTTTTGGTGGACAAAGGGAAGATCTCATTTTATTCCAAGTTTCAAATCCACAAATCTTAGAGATTTTGACCAAATCTTTTTTGATTAGATGATCAAAATTCTTGTTCTTGACATGATTTTCTGAATTCAGCGACATCCACTCAGAAATAATTTCTTCATTTGAGTTTAGTTCATACAAAATCTCATCTGAAGTTTTTCTCATAGATAGCATATTGACGACTTGACCAATAATCGTATCGGTATATCGTATTGTTTGATTTTCTGTGTGATATAGCCAATGATCTAGATATCCCATATAAACGAGATTTTCTGGATTATTATTCATTCTGTTGAAGTCTAGGTGATGAACAACAGAAAAATCCTCAGTATGATCTTTGTAAACCTTGGTTTCTGTTAGTCCTAGATCGTCTTTCCACTTGGCAACTTCCCTGTGTGTAAATTCCCAAGTCTTGGTGTCATTAAGATAAATCTGTTCGTATTCTTTGCTGTTATTAGCAACCTTATTGGTTCTACGGTATCCGGGAATCAAAGATTCACCAACTTGAAGATCCTTGGCTTCAATGAATCCTTTATTCCAAACAGGAAACTTATGATCTGGAGTACAGACTACACTCTTTCCGTTGTCAAAAGTGACTCTAACCACATCACTTTCTTTCTTGGTAATACCTGCCCAAGAAATAGGTCCGGGATAAAACTTGCCTGTAATAGGATCACAAGAATAAACCCAGTTTGTTCTTCCCTGATTATATTCAGAGATAATTTCTTCTATAGTTAAAGTTCTTCCATCAAGAAGTGGAATTTTTGTGTCTAGAGCATAACATGCGAACTTACGATCATCTCTTACTGCACCAGTGGAGGCATCATAGATTAGTCGATTCTTATGCTTTACCATCATATCACGCATATGTTGTTCTGCCTTCATCTTAGGCATCTGACCAACATCAATATAGAACACACGACGCTCAGGAGCGCGAGAAATACGATAAATTACTGTGGCGTCTTCAAGAATACGAAGTTGATTTAATGGCTTGATTGCCTTATGGATATATGATAATACAAGTTTTCCGTCTTTATCCATAAGTCCTGATGTGCAATGGAGAATTGAATCTGTGGAAATCCTCAGACCCTGATTGTCCATACCAGTAGAACCGGTTGCCTTGAATCCTTTTTCGTTATAAACATAAAACTCGGCAGTGTTCCTGTTGATATAGATTTGACCCTTACGTTCACGAGTAAGTAATCTTACCTTACGAATTTTGCGGGGATCTATATAACGAAGTTCCTGAATGCCTTGTTCTGGATTATTCTCATCAATCATAACATGATAGTAGAGTCTTCCATCTACATACCATCTACGGAAAATTTCATATCCATAGTTATTGAAATTAAGAAGCTGAGTGACCCCATCAAATTCGTCTTGAACGATTTTCTTGATTTTATCGTTTAAAGACTTAATATCATCTAGATTTAAAGTAACAATTTTATCATTGCCTTCTTTAACGATGGCTTCATTTGTTACTTCATCAACTGCCTTTTCACACTCTGGCTGGAGTGCCATTTCTCTATATTTGACAACCAATTCTGCTTCAGTCTTAGCAGAACCTTCCATGTCCAAATAAGTGCCATAGGTGCCACCAGCAGTGACAACCATAGCACCATCATCTGTTTCCTTAGGCGCAAAAGAAGAAAGATCTAAATCATCTTTCTTCTTAGCAATTTCCCATCCAAATAATTCCAAAGCGGCACTCCTTTAATCCATAATATAATGTATTTATATCACTTAATTCAATCCGCCCCCATCACCAGTAGTTCCCGCATCACCACTAGTTGAAATTTCCCACCAATCATATGTGAACTGAACATCGAACGATTCAAACACATTAACTGCATTCCAATCCAACCGAATTGGCTGAATTGATGTTGGATAAAGTCCATTGAACTTATATGCTCTAAGGGCTTCGCCAGTTTTTGCAAGTTGAGTCACAATAGCAGTTGATTTATAGCCCTGAGAAGCAACAGATGGATCGCGAGTGTTTAGCTCTCTCTTATTAATAAGATTGGACCATGTTTCAAGAGCGTTACGAACTGCAAAGTTCTCATCGTTCATAATTGTAACATTCCATGGTTGATATGTTCTATCACCAGCAAAATTTACAATACGACCAAAATATGGAACTGCAATGTTTCCAAGATCTGATGCAGGAATAGATGTTGAACTTACCAGAAACTGAGTTAGCTGGCTTGTGGTATTGTCTTGAGGAATGGTAATCGATACATTGAATAATGTAGGACGCGCACCCTCGAATTGAAAGTTTGATAGAATATCGGTGATACTGAAAGCCATTGTATTGCTCCTTATATTTTCTTATTAACCGCCAAATGTACCAACGATTGTGTTGAAATCTACTCCGGTACGAACCGCCACAAAATTTAGAGTTATGTAATTGATTGATCTGGCTGGCTGAATATAGATGTCACCAACAAACTGATTTCCGTCAATAACAGCTTGGGTATTATTTGTTTTATCGCAAACAACTCTGAAATCATAGATACCACGACGCCCTTGAATCTGTCTGAGATATGGAGTTACCATATTAACAAATTGTGAACGAGTAAAGGTATCATTGAATTCAAAAAGACTTTGCTGTGCAGCAATGGAAATTGCCTTTTCTAGAACAATAAACAGTCTACGGACATTGATGTGATCGAATGCTGATGGATGACCAATCATAGTTTTATCACCATATAGAACAGTCCCCTGACTCTGGAAAGTTGCTACAGGATTAATATAGTTAATGTATAGAAGATCACGCTGTGCTTGATTTGGATTATAAGCAAGTTTAGTAACGTTCTTAATCTGACCACGATTAAATCCAGCAGGAGACCACCAAGGATCGTTGGTATAATCTGTACCAGCACAAAGACCTGCGATATCGCCATTCAATGGAACCCAATGATATGTATCATTATACTTGTCGTATTGATACTTGTAGTTGCCGTCCATTACAGCATATGAACTTGCATAGGTGATACCCTGAGTTGCAAAATTAACTGCATACTGAGCATAATCGCCAGAAGTAAGCGTAGATTGAATAATTCCACTGTCAGGTGAAATAAATGCTACGCAATCTTTACGAGCAGATGAAATGTTGCCGATAATGTAGTTAGCTAGACCGGCGTTACCAAATGTAGTAGAACCAATTGCTTTACCCTGAAGCAGAAGAGAAATGTCAACATCAGCTTTAGTTTTATAAAGATCATATGCCTGAGCAATTGGACCTAAAGCAATGCTAGATTCATTTGAACCATCTGCGCCGCTTACCATAACTGCAGTAAGTGGTGTTGTAGTTGTAGAGTTGGCAATAGCATTAGCCAGACCAACGGTTGTACCAGTTCTTACAAATGTACCACTAGCATAGATGAAATTTGAACCAAGATTTATTACATTCTTGTAGAAATTGGTTGCGCCCTGTGTAGTTTTGGCATCAGTTGCACGAGACATTGATGGCCAAGTTTCCAGAATCTGATTTGGTGTTCCGGTGAAAGCGCCATACTTATCAGCAACAACTACATGGATTTCGTCTTGAGTTGTGAGTCCCAAAGCAGAAGTCGAAGTTGTTGTAGAAGGTGCTCTGGTTACAGCATTATAATATTCCCAGTAACGCTGAGTTGTATTGCTTGATGCTGAAATGTTTGTTGAAAGATTATAATTTGTTGCAAAAGAAACTGTAGAACCATTTGAATAATAATTGCCGTTACTTGAAGATTCTGCTCCAACAGGATTTGTGAACCCAGTAACCTGAAGCAACTGATATCCTATCTGAGAATTACCAACTTTAATCCAATCGCCAACAGTTAATGAATTAACAACGGAATTTGCTGCAGTGTTACCAGACCCCTGAGTGACAGAAGATGCATTTACCACAGCAACATTTGAGCCAACTGTGAAGTTGATTACAGCAGAATTTGCAACAAGATTTGATGAATATACAGCAGCACTATCACAAACTGAAATCTTAATTGAATTACCAAGACTACCAGCATATCTAGCAACATATGAAATGTTGGCATCAAGCGTAGTATTTGAGAAATCTTGATAGTTATCAAGCTGAGGTGCAGTTGCTGCGCCAGTTGTATTTGCAACGGCATTTAACGCAGATGAATCATATGCACGAACAACATATAGAGCATTGCCATAAGCCAAGAAGTTGGCTGCAGTAAAGAATGTCTCGTAGTTGTTGGCATTTGGTTTACCAAACTTTTGAACTAACTGAGTTTCTGAATTGATCAGAGTGCGCTGATAAGCAGGCCCCCACTGAAAAACACCAGCAACGGCACCAACAGAGGTTGATACTGCCGGAATTACCGTGGTAGCATCAAATTCGCTTACATTTACGCCGGGACTTACTTGAATCATATAAAACTCCTATTGCTTAATAAATCGGATTTATGTTTATATTTATAATTTCTGACTTTTTAAAATCTATGACCAGTCAATCCTATAGCAGGATTTTCATACTCGTCTTGATAATATCCATCAGGATGAAAATCCATATTATAGAATGAATCGATAGATCCTACAGATTCGTTTGGCATATTCCAATTATCGGTTAAAATACCAAAAGGCGTTACGGATTGCTCAATCAAATCTTTATTTTCTTCCCACAGATCGGATCTAACGTCTGTTTCGGTTTGACCAATGAAATATTTCTGAGCAACTGCCCACCCAAACATAACAAGGCACATCACAAGATCATCATGTTCTCCTTGTTCAGCTTCGTATGATGATCTATTTTCGATAAATCTAAAAAGTTCATAAATGATATCATAATCATGAAAGACTAATTTGTCGGATTCGATAATATTTTTAAGGTTAGCACATCCTA